TAGATTCTTTTTCATGAACGGTATCAAAAAAATTATACATATAAGGATTAGTTTTAGCTTCTCCATTTACAATCGTTGCTTGGTCAATAAAATCATCAGGATATTCTTTAATCATCTTATCAAATACTTGTCTCTTAATTAACATACATCCCGTGGGCGCGTGCGAGACTTCTATTAATCCATTTACTACACTTATTTGTTTATTGTTTTCATCTATTAAATTATCCATTTTTATTGGATAAATAAAACCAGCTTTCATTAATTCATCTTGAGTTGTAATTTTACCTTTTTGTAATCTTTCCCATATTTGTTCCCAATGAATATGTTTCATAGGGTAAGGAGTTGCAATTACTTCTTTATCAAACTTTAACATTTTCATAATTGTTTCAAATTTAAAATCAATATCTGAATCTATAAACAACATGTGTGTATATTTACCGGGATCACCTAAAAAATTAGCTACACATAAATTTCTTCCCTGTGTAACTAAAGATGATTTAAGAAGTGAAAATGAAACCATAATTCCATTCATCATACAAGCTTGTTGAAACTTTAATAAAGCTTGCGTATAATGAATTGAACATTCACTATGCACTGGTGTTGCAACATAAATTCTAATTTCAGGTTCTTTTAATTTATTAGTGAAACTATTTTCTTCTGTTTTAAACCAAATAGGTTTACTTGGATCTTGCATTAATCACTCCTTCTAAAAATTTGTTCCAAACACCTTTTCTTAATTCCCATGAATAAAACCTATTAATATAATCTATTTGAATCTGTAAATGTTCTTTAACATGATCTTTATGTATTTGACCTGCTGCAGTATCAATGACTTGTGCAAAAGTTTTAGCTAATCTTACAAAATCTTTTTCATAAGGAATGTAAACTGCAAAATCAGAACAAGTTTCAAATAGTGCACCATAATCAGTTACAATAGTATAAAGTCCTGCAGCCATTGCTTCTATTGCAGCAATACAAGATGTTTCTTCCCATATGTTAGGATAAGCAAACATATGATAGTTTTTAAGATTATCTTTTATAAATTCATTAGGTTTATAACCAATATAACTTACATTCTTTAATGCTTTTGCTTGATTATATAATTCTTTAAATTTATCATCATTAGCTTTTTTAAATTGATCTCCATAAACTTGAGTTGAAGAATATACATCTAAATGAACTGATTTATTTGTAACAAGCTGCATTGCAGCAAGTAATACATTCAAACCTCGCCACGGCGTTGAAGTATATATTAATTTAATAGGATCCCCTACATTATGATCTAGTTTTCTAGGTTCAATCTTATCTATGGCGTTTTTAATAACTAATGATTTATGAGTGGGTATATCAAACATCATTCTAAATTTTTCATAACACCAATGAGAATTAAATACATACCAATCATATTTTTTATGATTATCTTTATCTTTAAACCATGGTGCTAAATTAGCCTGGTCATATGAATTTTGTTGCCAAAGAATATTTGGTTTAGTTGGATGTAATGGTATTTTTTCAGGTATGGATGTAGTTATTTGTACCTGATCTAGTAATTTTTTATCTGCAAATTTCTCAAGTAATTCTACCTGTAATTCTGTTCCGCCCCTAGGTTTCATTTTTTATTCATTACTTTCTGAAATAAATCTAATCCTTTGCTAGATATGGTAATAGACACATCTTTTTGTAAATCTTCTATTGTGTTTTCTTTTAAAAAATCTTCCATTGTTTTATATGTCTTTCCAGTTTTTTTACTTTTTATAATTTCTTCTGTATTAGTTGTATTATCCATTTTCTCCTGTTCTGTCTATTAACAAATAACTTATTACACCTTTTACAGTTGAAGCAGTTTCAGCTTCAGCTACAATACTATCTCCTGCTTCTAAATTCAAGACTTGTCCTGCCGCTTGTTCTGTACTATCAGCAGACATATCTATGTGAAAAAATTCAAAGTTAGTACTTGCTGAAACATCATGTAAATATAGCTCTACTAAATTATTATTATTATGTTCATTTGTAATACTAATACTTTTAACAATTGCAACTGAACTTGTGTTAATAGTTAATACTGTAGTTAAATTTGTCGTAGTTAAAATAAAGCCTTGGTTTTTATATACGTTTGCCATTAGCTAAGAAACCATTCCATTCTAGTTAATTCATCTTTTAATTCTTTTTGAAAAGAAAAATTCAACTGATCTTTAAGTGTAGTTACAGCCTCTAAAATTTGTCTTTGATTAGCAGAATCATATTCAGGAGTAGGTTCTGGTATGTATGCTGTAATTTTTGCCATTATCTTCTTCCACCTGCTTCAATATCTAATCTCAAAGTTCCGTATCTCCAAGTTTCATCTAATGCATCATTTTCTATTTTTAAACTTACCTGTCTTCCTCTAACTCTGGTATCTACTTTATCAGTTGAAGATGTAATTGTAAATGGTCCGGTAATAGTTGGAGGTGTTGTAGATGGGGTTGAATTTGCATTTGCTGGGTAGTCTCTAAAGAATAAAGTTATTTTAGCATTGCCTTCTAAATTTTTAAAATCCGGAACAAATCGTTTAACACGCATAATCAATTGTCCATCTCCACCTAAACCTTGTTCAGAAATATCATAATCTCCAGATTGAACGTAGGAAGTAATTGCAGTTTCAACTCCTAATGCATTAACTTCATTAACACCCGTTTCATGTTCCCAGTATTTAGTTGAACCAAAAGTATTGGTTACACCATTAATGGTAGGAAACGTAGGCGTTGCATTTGCAGTATATTGAGTTGCATAAGGTAGATCAAAAGATTCTGCATCTACATAAGTTGTTCTTGCTAATGATCCAACAGCCCAAGTATTTTCAAGATAATTATAAACTACATTTCTATCTACTTGAGAAGAATTTGATTGTGCATAATTCCAACCTACTTCATTATATAAACTGTTGTGATATGCATAAGTTATTTGACTTGCATTATAATTAATTCCTAAACTACCACTTTCTGTTGTAAATACAAAATCTTCAACTAATGATGGTAATTGTTTTACCGTTCCATCATAGACAAAGAAACCTCCTCCAAACCCAATCCAAAATACAGCGCCCTGTGCAAACACCATAGCATGTTGACCAATACATCCACAATTTGTACCAACCTGTCTTACAGAGAATGTAAATGGAGGTCCAACAAACTGAATAACATAAGCTGCAGCATCGGTAAGTACAAAAACATAATCTTTACCTTGCACAGCACCAATAATCTCGTTGCCCGTATCTAGTCTAAATGTTCCTGCAGTGTTTGTAACCGTTGGGTTCCAAGTATTAATATCTTCTTGATTTGAAAATCTTATAAACATCGGGTCTTGAGATGTCGTATCACCAATTGTAGTCTCAGTTCCAAATGCAAATAAATGTCGGTCTCTATCTGATACGAGTGTCATAACAGATGCCGTTGGAGCATTTGCAACAACTGCTGCTCTTGTTGATAGAGGTGCTGCTATAGATGGATTCCAAGTAAATGTTTTACCATTCTTAATGGTTGCAACTAGGATCTGGCCAAAGTTATCGAGCGACCAGGAGCCGGGCGCTAATATTGTATTTGTAGTATTTGATTGTATACCCCAACCTGTCCATAAAGTTGCATTTGTTACAATTGCATTATCTAAATGAGACGTAGCCGTTGTACCATTTGTTCCTCTAACACAACCAGTAAAATCTGTTCCAGTTTTAGCGGCGTAAGTAATTAATTCAGTTCCAATATCTAATATTCCAGAAGCTGGAAATCCTGTTGTTGAATCAACTGTAATGGTTGCTTGTGTATTATCAATTGATCCATTTAATTGATTTGTAACTGAAATTGGATTTGATCCACCAAAATATCCTGTACCCCAACCATAAGCTGGAGTTTGAAATGTAGGTCCAATTCTAATGTAAGGAGTTGTAGTAATAGTACCTCCTGCTGTTACACCTGTTCCACCTTCAACGCTTGGCATTGTAACTGTAAATGTTCCAGATGTAGGTACTGATAAAACTTCAAAAACATTTGTTGTAAAATCTGCTGATGTAAAACTTGTAGTAGTAGGTCCTGGAGTTGAGACACCTGTAAATATAATATAATCACCAACCTCTAAATTATGAGCTACTTTATTAATAGTAACTGTTGCTGATCCTGTTGTTGATGTATAGGTACAAGAAGTTAGCGCACTGTTAAGAGGTGTAATATCGTAAAATTGACCTTCATAATAAATAACTAATATTTTAGAAGTACCAATAGCTGCATATTTTTTACCATCTAATGCAGTCCAAGTATGCTGGTCTCTGGCAGGACCTGCTAAAGTTGTATTAACTAATTGCTGCCAACCACCTATTTTTTGTGGTTCACCATATCGAAATCTAACATTATCCCCATCAATCCATTGCCCTTCGGCTCCGGTTGCAGTTTGTTGTTTATTAAATCCTGGCTTAAATTGTATTTTCTGTAATGGCATAAAGCATTCTTATACCACCAAATTCGTTGATTTATACTATTTTCTTAACGGTGGTATTCCTAGTAAAGGTCTTTTATCATATAAATTGGAATCTGCAAACTGTCCATTTACATGGTTATAATGCAAGAAAACTTGAGCACAAATGTTACCAGTAAATTCTTCTCTCCAATGTTCTAACTCACATCCAGAATATACTAACATATCACCCGGTTCTAGATCCACTCTTATACCTGCTGGTGCATTTGGTTTCATTATATTCTTATATTCATCAATTACGTTATTACTTCCTGTTGTATCTAAATAGATAGCCCAAGGGTCTCCACCTAGATTTAATGTTGTAGATATCTCACAAGATGGTCTATCTTTATGTCTTTTTAAAATAGATCCTTTCTCGTACACGCGCGCGTACGAGTACGTAGGTATTAAATTTAAATTAGTTTGTTGTTTCATTATTGGCATAACTTTCATTAATAATGTTTCCATAACAAAGTCTGCATAATGAGAATATACATTTGGAACTTGTGCATCTTTCCACGTTCCGAATAATGAATTTTCAGCTATAATATTATTTGAATACATATAATTAACAGCATCACGTTTGAGTAGAAAATAGTTAAATACAAAGTTAGCAAGTTCGTATGGTATTGCTTTTTTAATTACTTGATATTTATTAGTTTGAAAACTCATATTACAAAACACTTTTGCATAAAATTAAAACTAACTGATATTCTAATTTCATTAGATTGGTTTGGATCTACACAATGATTTAACCAAGCTGGAAACATAATTAATCTTCCTGCAACTGGTTCATAGTGTACTTCTCTCCAAAGTCTTTGTGGTTGTTCACCTGGAACTTGTCTTGGTCTTGTCATTAAAGCAACTGATCTTGGATCTTCTAATTTTAAATGTCCGCAGTTCTTTGGAGTTTTAACATAATAAACTCCTGACCATAATGAATTAGGATGAATATGAGTTCTATTATATCCACCTGGTGGATTAATGTTTGCCCACATATTACCTAAAAATGGTTCTGAATCTAAATGTTCTTCTTTATAGATATCTCGTTGCGCTTGAAATAATATATCTAC